AACCAGCACAGTAATAAAATTAAACGCTCCCACTACTGGTGGTGTTTTGAGTATTTCGGGAATCAGCAACAGAGGTTCAACGCTTTCGAGTTTTTACTCGCATGTAGCGACTGAATTAAGCCTAACTTTAGACACGAGCTATGCGTAATGGCTGGCGTCAACTACAACACGGACACCACGATTAGCGACGAGCAAATCAACGAATCACCTGTTGAAGTCCGGCTTTCCGTAACCGTTGAAATCGACACGAATGGAACGCTGACAGTTCGCTCGCTGACCGTAGCCACGACAGCTTCAGAAGTTGAAATCTATAGCCCATAATGGCACAAGCAACCACTAGAAACGAGCCACTAATTGACTTCGCGGCTGATACTGCCAAAGCTGCGAATCTTCTTCTTCAGATTAGCGGCTCTACTTTACGAGTGATTAACCGGATTCAAACTGGTGTGGCAGCCGCAACGGTGAGAACGCCAGAATTGCTTCAATTGCAATTAGCGCCAGCCTTCCCAATCAAAAAGGTTTTTAGCGAGTATGAATTCAACACGCCTTATCCAGACAGTGTCACGCTCGCACAAGAAACAAAATACGTTGAAGTCCCAAATTTAGGCTATGGCGAAGAACAAAGCTACGACGCTCTATCGACGATTGAAGAGAAAGTCATTGAATATTTAAGAGCCATTTTGCAAAGCGAATCCGCGCCAATCTGCACGGCTCGAATCTTTGGGATTAAAGACAATTACCTTTTAGGTTATCGAATCATCTGCATAGACGAAAAGCAAAGCATCAAGGCCACAATTACGGTTACCAGCATTATCTATAGCTTTGATGCAGAAGAGACAACAATCAGCGGACCAACCGAAATCGACTTTGTACGGAAAGAATGAAGATTATCTACACCAATTTAATCACTAGCGTTACCAGTTCAGCGACTCAGCTTGCTAGTGATTATGCCATTGCCAAAGTCGAGAACAATTATCCAAGGCAGGCTTATATTTCAGACGCTGCAACGGCAACCATTACCGTTACTTGCCCAGGCGCAGAAGCCATTTTCTTCAGCTACTTGGCAGAAGCTGTGACGGTGACATTCAAGGATTCTGGCGCAAGCACTCTTTCCACTGAGACTTACACGAACACCTACACACTGACCGAGCAATATTTACTCAATGAGAAAACCCATTGGAATGATTCGGTCTTTGTGGCTTGTCCAGCGACAACCAACACGGTTGAGATTGCTTTAACCAATTCGACAGACGTCAAAGGCAGTCTGGACGGTTGGGTTACGGCAAGCAATGGCAATCTAGGCAGACTTCAGGCGAGTGCTGCAAACATTTATTTTGAAGACTACCCACAAATCAAACTTGGAACCTTTGTCTCTGATGGTGTTTTCACGGAGCAGATCAACCGGATTACCGGAGACGGCACAGGCTCAGAAGATTTGCAGCTAACCGGAAATGGTGACTCAAACTTTACGGTTTCTTCAATGAAGTTGCCGCTGATTGTCAACACCATACGAGCCGGAAAAGTTCTAGAGACTTACAATCCAAACGTAGGTATGTCGATCAGCCGTGATTCGTTTGGAATCAGGCAAGAGCGAGACAGTGGGTTGGTTTACCGATTGGGCGAGATTCGCAGAAGATTCAGCGGTTCAGTGCAAATCTTAGAATCAGAGAGAGACACTGCAACCAAAGTCTTTGCTGGCCTAAGAATGCAACCAGTGGCGGCTGAGATTTTAGGCTACCAAACGAACACCGCAGTTTTTGGCTCTTTCTTTGAGCCTGCCAGTATTGCGTATAGTTATCCTGGCTCGCAGCTTTATGACTACAACTTTGAATTTGTTGAGCTTATTTAATGTCATTACTCAAAACAAACGAAATCCAAAACTATAACGGTTCGAGCCTAACGCTAACCGCCAGCACCGTTTCGACTAGCGCACAGCTAAACACGGGCGGCAATATCAGCGTGACGGGTTCTTTAAACGTTTCAGATGATTCGACCACAAGAACCAATTTAGGATTGGGAACAATCGCCACGCAAGATTCAGATTCAATCACAGTTACTGGTGGAACGGCAACACTAGGCGCTTTGACCGTTTCTGGTTCAGATTCTGGAGACTTGGTAAGAATTACACAAACTGGTTCTGGCAATGCGCTAGTGGTTGAGGATAGCGCGAATCCAGATAGTACACCATTTGTGGTAAATGCTAGTGGGAACTTGCTGGTGGGAACGACAAGTGCGACAAGGTTAAACAGAGAAAAATTAGAAGTTATTTCAACAACAACAGAAGCGATTCTTGCAAGAACAAATGGCCTTAGCTATGCGGGTTATACTTATAGAGACCTTGAGGCTACTGCTGGTACCCACTACATCGGTTATTGGGAAAGATCGGATGGAACCTTTGTCGGAACTATAACACACAATAACTCATCAACATCCTACAACACTGCCTCAGACTACCGACTAAAAGAAAACATTACAGAAATTACAGATGGTATTAGCAGAGTTAAACAACTCAATCCATCAAGATTCAACTTTATTGCTGATCCAGAAAATACTGTAGATGGATTTATTGCCCACGAAGCTGCTGAGGTAGTGCCTGAAGCGGTTACGGGTGAAAAAGATGCAGTTGATTCAGACGGAAAACCAGAATATCAGGGTGTTGATTATGGAAGAATTACTCCGCTTTTAACTGCAGCACTAAAAGAAGCAATTGAAAAAATTGAAATGCTTGAAGCTCGTATTGCAGTATTAGAGGCAAAATGAAGGTACTGAAAGCAGAAAATAACTTTGGTCATACTGTTCAGGAAATTCCTTTAGCAGATATAATGCTTAATGAAACTGAAAATGTTTTCGAATATAAATCCGCAATCTTCCGTAGACAATTTGTCATTGGGTGTAGTATCGCAAGTAATGGGTTAAAAAATCCTATTATTGTCTTAGCTGATGGTGAAAAATTTAGATTTATTTGTAGTGGTGCAAGAATCACATACGCCATTTTAAATGGATACACACACATTGATGCGATTGTTTTGAATGATGAATCTGAAGTTCGACCATTGCAGATTGAACAAGCAAAGACAGAAATTAATTATATTCCAGAAGAATATATTCATAATTGGTGGGAAACTGCTAATTTAGACGAAGCACTAGAAACCGCTTAACAGGGCCGAGCAATGCCAGCAGAACCGAACACAATGATTCAATTAGTCCAAGATTTAGGTTTTGGCATGGCTTCGCTCACCTTCAGCGGTTGGTTGATCGTGTTTCTTTTAAGAGGTTTTGAAAAAGAGCGGAACATATGGCTAACTAAGGATTCTGAAAGCGATATTCGCGTCAGCGAACTATTACGGGAAAATTCACAATTACAGCAGGCAACTACAGAAAAGCTTGCGAACCTTCAGGCCGCTCAGTCTCAACAGCTTTTAGCAGTTCACGAAAAGCTCAACACAACGCTCACCAACATGACCGTTGCGATTAGCGAACTAAGTCAAAAAATGGATAATCTAAAAAAATGAAACCGATTCTCACAGGCGTGGCTTTGCTGCTCGCAACATCAGCATTTGCTCTTCCTGTCGAGTACAAGACTTTGCACCTTGTTTCATGGGCTTATCAATGTTCACTTCGTTTGGCTCCTACCTATCAAATGCAAGGCATGACTTCCAATCTAGCCATGCAGTCTGCCATTCAACTTTGTAGTTGTGTGATTGACCACTACCGCGAAAATCACCGTTATGTAGAACTTCAACTAATGCCGTTACCTCAAAGAGAAGCATTCGGTGAAATGTACAGTCAAGAGTGTGTGGATTACCCAGAAAAGGAGACTTCATGGAATTTGTAGACCACTCAGAACACTTTTCGAGAGACGAGTTGAAGTGCAAGTTTACTGGTGAATGCTCTATGTCGAGTTCTTTTCTTACAAAGCTGGAAACCTTGCGTCAGCACTACGGCAAGCCAATCAGATTGACTTCAGCGTATCGCTCAGTTGACCATCCGGTTGAAAAGGCTAAATGGAAAGACGGGAAACCCAAAAGTACGGGTTATCATGTGCTTGGAAGAGCCGCTGACTTGGCAGTTTGGAATGCAGATGGTGCGCGACTTCTTCAGATTGCCATTCAGATGAATCTTTTTGGCGGATACGGATTCAGTTTCACAGGTAGCCAAAGATTTCTACATTTAGATGACAGAGACGATTTAATGATCTGGAGTTATTAATGGATGGATTTTTAGAAATATTTAATTCTGTTCTTGAATCTGGTGGGGTTGAATTAATTTTAACCGCAGCAGGTTTGCCAATGGCAGCGGCTGGAGTGGGAATTTATCGAAAAATGAGGAAGGCAAAGAAAATAAAAGAGGCAATCACTGGCGGATAGTCAGAACCGCCACTTAACGGAAGTGTGGCAAATCCTCTGGAAGTGGCTCCCCAAGCTGGACTCGAACCAGCGACCCAATGATTAACAGTCACCTGAGTTCTTTCGGCTGTAGGCCAGACGAATGCTTGGCTTGCGGCTTTCGGTTTTTTTCTTTGAAACAGTGTTTTGTGGCGAGTTTCCTAGTTTATTGACGAGATCGACTTGCTGCAAGTGGTCACTATTTAAATAAGACATGGTTGTTTGAATGCTTTCATGTCTTAGTAGCATTTGAACATGCACCGGATTCGCAGACTCACCAGAAAGCAACTCAGTCGCAACCGTAGAACGAAACGAGTGCAGCGGTTTCGCATTCTCAATACCACACTTCTGCAAAGCCTTTCGCATACTCTTGGTCAAATCACCTAGCGAACTATAAAGCGGCTTACCTCTGCCGTTGTCCAAAACAAACTTCTCGCCTTGAATATCTTGCGACTGAATAAATTCTTTTAAATCTTCAGCGATTGGAATGATTGCGTCTTTTCGACCTTTGACTTTCCAATCTCGCGTTGAGCGAAGTTCGATTCGATCTGGATAAACATTGTCCCATTTTAACGCCAGCAGCTCACCTCCACGCATTCCAGTAAATCGCAAAAACCACCAAGCCCGAAGCAGCACCAGAAACCGTCTTCGTTTGGTTTCCTGCCAACCGTCTTCTAGGTGTTGCCGCAAATCTTCGAGTTGTTGCTGAGAGAAGACAGCAGGCAGCGGCTTGGACGAGCGAACGCTTTTGACTTTGATGGCTGCTGGCAAATGTCCCTGCTCCCAACTCCAATTCAATATGGCGCGAACTGCTCGAAGATATGAATTACAACTGTGATCATTCAGTCCAGCCTTACGAAGAGCCAAGACGAACTTGTCAGTCAGTTGTGAGGTGTGAAGTCGAATGCGATAATCACCAACTACTTTTTGGTAGCGAAGCAATTGCTGGCGATATTTGCCAACCGTCCGCTCGTCACGGTTCGCCTGAACATGCGCCAGGAACAAATCCAACAGTTCTGAAAAGAACAAACCTTGTTGATCAGTAAGCCTCTCGACTTCTCGACTCAGCTTTTCTTTCAGCCTCAAGAATCGCTCAACGAGCAGAGCGTTCAACTCGTCAGGATTTAATCCTTCAGCATCCACAAAACGAATCAGAACGCGACGGTATCTTTTCTTACCAATCCACAACTGACCAACATAAGCCTTTTGGCGTTGATCTGAGACGATTTCGTTCTTGTGGCTCAAATCCTGTCACTTAGTTGGGGGGGGGTAACTTTTTTGAAGCAATATGTAAAAGAATATAGTGTGGCTGGATTTTACTGGTCTTCAAGCCTCAGATTTGGCTGATTGCCCAATTGTCCTGCTGATTGACCCATTCTGGTGCAATTGTCGGCTGGTATTTTTTTTTCTCTTCCTCAAGCCTCTCAATCGTTTTCTCTAGGCGTTCAATATATTTCTTCTGAATTGATATGACTTCGTCCTTTAAGCGTATGC